ATTCAATATGTTTTGTATCATCTGGAATTGTTGATTATGATAAGAATGTTGTTTTAAGTTATTTACATAAGGCTGTCAAGCCAGTCAATCAACTTAAAATGATGGAAGACTCTTTAGTAATTTACAGATTATCAAGAGCACCAGAAAGAAGAATATTTTACATTGATGTAGGTAATTTGCCAAAGATTAAAGCTGAACAATATCTTAAAGATATTATGGCTCGCTATCGTAATAAGATTGTTTACGATAGCACTACTGGTGAAATACGTGATGATAGAAAAATGATGTCGATGTTAGAAGATTTCTGGCTTCCAAGAAGAGAAGGTGGAAGAGGAACAGAAATTACTACACTTCCAGGTGGAGAAAACCTAGGACAGATCGACGACATCAATTATTTCTTAAACAAAGTATATAAGTCACTAAACGTTCCAGTAAGTAGATTACAACAAGAGTCTGGAATTAGCTTTGGAAGACAGGCTGAAATTACAAGAGATGAATTAAAGTTTGCTAAGTTTGTTTCAAGGCTACGTAAAAAGTTTAATGTACTTTTTAACGACTTACTTAAAACACAATTAGTTCTTAAAGGTATTATTGTTGAAACTGATTGGGATGGCTTAGAAGAAAAAATTCAATATCAGTATGCACAAGATCAGTATTTTGAAGAAATGAAAGATGCTGAAAATATGAGAAATAGATTCGACTTATTAAATATGGCTCAACCTTATGTTGGCATGTATTTAAGTAAAGAATTTGTTAGAAAGAAAATCTTAAGACTTACTGATGAAGAGATTGAAGAGATTGAAGATCAGAATGAAGAGGATCCAGTAGTTTCTCCCGAAGAAGCTGATCAGATGGCTCAAATGCAGCAGCAACAAGATCAAACTAGTGGTCAATCTCAACCCATAAATAATAATCAATCACAATATGCAACGAGGTAAATGATGGATAAAGAACAAATTGCAGCTTTAATAAATCAGATTGTAGATGGTGAAAATTCTGAAGCACAGGAAACTTTTAATTCCATCGTTTCTTCTAAAGTATCTGATTACTTAGATCTTAAAAAACTAGAACTAGCAGGTGCTATTTACGGAGCTAAAGATGAATAAATCAATGGCTTATGCCACTGGCACTAAAAGTGCTATGAGATCCACAGGTGATAAGCCGCCTCTAGAAAAATCAACTATTAAAAAAGCACATAAGATTGCAAAAGCTATCTTAAGAAAAGAAGAAAACGAAGGAGAACAAATGAGAGTCACAGAATTCGACGCAAGGCTTGCCAAGATTGTGATGGAATCTTTAGGTAAAACAACTATTACTGAAGGATTTGCATCATCTGTGGCTGTCGCTAAAGCTAAACTAGAAGAAAAGTTTGGTGAAGATTGGATTGATCTATTTTTAGAAGAAGTAGAGGAAGACGAAGAAGTAGAACATCTTTGTGCAAAACATGTTTATTCTGATGTATTTGGCGAAGGTGTCGTTATGGAAGGCAATCATGCTGATCCAGACGAAGAAGGTAATATTGAATGGTATACAGTTAAGTTTGACCATGGCGAAGAAACAGTATTTACTGAAGATATTCAAGTGATGGTAAATGAATACCATATGCACAAGAAAAAGAAAATGTCTGAAGAAGAGTTAGATGAGAAGATCCATGTAGCGATTGCTCACCACGCTCTCCAGCATTTTAAAAAGCACGGAAAAATGCCAACATCAGTAAACGTTCAAGGTAAGGATTGGGAAGTAAGAATGAATGCTGATACTATGCACAAAATCACAGCAAATAAGTATAAGTGAGATAACAGATGGCCATCACAAAAACAGTCACTAAAAAAGTCTATGGCCAGGCCATAGTAAAGTTCGTGGGTGATGGAACATCCAACGTCGATCTTTACAGTGATATCAAATTAGCTGATGAAACAGTTACTGCAGGTAATTTAAACGTTACTATTAACTCTATAACTTACAGCAATGGAAGTTCCACAACTCCTATTTTAGTTTATAGAAATGGTACGTTAGTTCTTCAGTTGTTTGGAAATGATAACTGGTATTTAGCTCAAGCTCAAGGGTTTTCTGACGGAGCTAATTCAAATGCAAACATTGTTGTTATTGTTCCATCACCAGGTGGCACTGTTTATCTTGGTTTGACTAAGACTACTGGATACACAACAACACCACTTTACAACAAACTGTAATCATGAAACTAATCAAAGAAATTAGCCAAGAGCTAGAATACATTACAGAAGATGTAAATTCTAGTGGCAAGAAAAGTACTTATATTCGTGGCCCCTTCATGCAAGCTGAAAAAGCTAACCGAAATGGTCGCATGTATCCAAAAGGGACCCTTGAAAAAGAAGTTGAACGTTATCAGAATATGATTTCTGAAAAACGTTCGCTTGGTGAATTAGGCCATCCTCCAAATCCAACTGTAAACCTTAACCAGGTTTCCCATCTAATTACTAGATTAGATTGGGACGGTAATAATGTGATTGGAGAGGCAAAGATTTTAGATACCCCAATGGGTAAGATCGCTAAGAACTTTATAGAAGAAGGCGTGAGACTTGGAGTATCTTCAAGAGGTGTTGGTTCGTTATCTGAAGGAAAAGATGGGATTAAGATTGTACAGCCAGATTTTCATTTAGCTACCGTCGACATTGTTGCAGATCCTTCAGCTCCTGATGCTTTTGTAGAAGGTATTATGGAGAATGCAGAATGGATTTGTAATAACGGAATTTGGACTCAAGTTCAGATAGATCAGGCAAGAGAACAGTTTAAAAAAGTTCCCTCGGCTAGACTAGAAGAAGAAAAATTGAAATTATTTGAAAAATTCTTGGCGAAAATCAAATAATTATAAATATACTTATAACCTAATTTAGGAGACAATAAATGTCAGTAGAATCTAAAATCAGAGAATTGATTGGGAAGGTAACTTCTCAAGAGATCAATGAAGAGTCTGCTACTGAACTTTCTGCCGGGGGCTCTGGTAAGGTCGGAATGGCTGCTGCTTCGCATGCCAAAAAGGATACTACTATGAAGGCAGCAGTAGCTGGTGATGCATCTAATCCAAAACAAGGTGATTCGAAAGATGCACCTGTAGTCGTTAGAGATGAAGATGATGAAAACCAAGGAGCTAAAGCAGCTGCTTCTGTATCTAAGAACGATATTAAGATGAAGTCGGCTCCTGGTGCTGCTCCTAACTTTACCACAACTGCTATGCAACCAGCTAACGCTGTTAATCAGTCAAGCAGCAAAGGTAATGTACAGAAAGAAGAATCAGAAACAGAAGAAGAAGTTGTTTCTGAAGATCAAAAACTTGAAATGGATATTGGTTCTATTTTTGGTGCCGATATTTCAGAAGAGTTTAAAGCAAAAGCTACCTCAATTTTTGAAGCTGCAGTTATTGCTCGTGTAAACGACGAGATGGAAAAGATTTCTGCTAAGCTTCAAGAAGAAAACCAAGCTGAATTAGAAACATTCAAAGAAGGTTTGGTTGATAAGATTGATTCTTACTTGAACTATGTTGTAGAAAACTGGATGTCAGAGAATCAACTTGCTGTAGAACAAGGTCTACGCACAGAAATCGCTGAAGACTTTATTCGTGGTATGAAATCTCTCTTCAAAGAACATTATGTTGAAGTTCCAGAAGAGAAGTATGACGTTATGGCTGAGCTGCAAGGCAAGGCTGACGATCTACAGAGCAAGCTCGATGAAAGCATGACTCAAGCTATTGAGCTAGCAAAAGAAGTTGAGCAACTAAAAGCAGACAGAATCGTTCAAGAAGAGTCTAAAGGTCTTGCTGATACCGAGGTCGAGAAGTTCAAGCGCTTGGTAGAAGGCATTAATTTCGAGAGTGAAGATCTCTATCGTGAGAAATTGAATGTTGTTAGAGAAAACTATTTCCCAACAAATAGACAAACTCTAACGGAAGAATTGGCTCCAGCATCTAATACATTAGTTGAATCTGTAGAAGATAGCAAGCCAATTGTTGAAGACAACACTTTAATTTCAGAATACGCAAGAGCACTTTCACGTTCTATTAAAAGAGCCTAATAATTAGGTCCACAGGAGACACAAAATGTTTTTAAACGAACATCTTTCAAAGAAGTGGGAAGCAGTTGTTGAGCATCCCGATCTTCCAGTTATCAAAGACAACTATAGAAAAGCTGTTACAACAGTTCTTCTAGAGAACCAGGAAAAAGCACTACGTGA